ACAGTTTGAAGATTATGAGATTGCTTGGTACGCCTTAGACGTACAATGTGCTAATTGTGGAAACCTACTCAAAGCTCCTTGCCCAGTAGATAGACCAGAATGAACATTCCCCTGACAGAAGAAGACTTGGTTATAGCCGAAGAACTGTCAGAGCGCACCTATCAGAAATACAAAAACTTCAACGGTCACTATCGCAACCTTAGATCATCACACTCTATCGGCAGGTACGGCGAGATTGCTGCCCATAAATACTTCAAGCAGTTGGGTATGGATACCAACCCGCACTTTCTCAATACTGAAGAAGATAACCTTTGTGACATTACCGCAGATGCTGTGCGCTGGGATGTCAAGACGTGGAACACTAAGTACTGGCAGGTCTGGGGTAGGGCTGTATCTAGCAAGCAACTACCATTCCTAGCTAAGAAAGCAGATGCCATTTTATGGACTTCTGTAGACCCGCTAGAGCCATCCTTTGTAACTGTCTATGGCTGGAACACTGTCAGTGACATAGGCTCTTATGAGCCTGCTTGGATGGGTCCTGAAGGTAACAAGGTACATAACCGCCAAGTCCCAATAAATGATGTTCGCCCACTTTCAGGCATAAAAAAAGAAGCCCCCATCCCGTAAGGGACAGGGGCTTTTGCCTCGCGCTATCTACAAACTACCGAGCTCCGCGACCAAAATCTTTAGCGGATGAGTCGAGGTACTTCAATACAGGACCGAGGAATCCTGCTAGAGCAGCAGTTCCTAAAGTCTTGAGATCAGTTTCACCTGCGAGGTAGAGTGCAATCGCAGCAGAGGCTGCAGCACGAAACCACGTCAGCGATACTTGCTTGAGTGTTTCCATTAGTTGCCTTTCGTTTATTTGCTGTGAACCTTGCAGCAGGTACAGATAGGTGCCGAAATAACACCTTCTGCCACCTTCTTCTTTGGTTGAGGCTGGAGGGCAGCCTTCACCTGGTTCACAACTTTAGGTTGATTCATCCACCAAAACCAAGGACTAGTGTCATTAGCGCTATCAGGGTTGATAGAAATATGAAGATGCTTAGAGTGAGCGTTGCTACCACTGTAAGGCCTATTACCAGACTTAGCCTTGAGGCGTGACCAAATTTTTTTATTGAAGATGAGGTAAGCAACCCTTTCATCTTCCTTGAGTTTTTCAAATATCTCGGCACAGTCAATACCTGCCTTTGGGTCGTGGGTCAGGTCTACCGCTAGTCCAGTATTATGATCTGAGTTAGGGTTTTGAGATATGTGAGCCTTGCTTGGTAGCAGGCCATCCGATGCCTTGTTCCTCTTTGGTACAAGCGCAGTTGCCTGCCGTAGAACGGCAATAGCAGCAGGTGTTGCACGTTTTGCAACAGGTTTCACGGGTCATCTCCTCAATGCTTCTTTGACTAACTCGGTGAGCAAATCTACTTTTTCCTCTAGGACATTTACTTTGTCTTTCATTGACGACCCGCCATTGGGTTTGAGTTCCATAAGAAATGATTTGACTAACCATCGAAGTCCCATAAACAGGGTCGAGGCTATTCCTAGTATGGTGGCAATGAGCATTGCCCAGTCAGCAGGGGTCATTTACTGGCTCCTTATACGGATCTGATAGTGGCTAGAAGAACTCCTCCAAAACCAGAGAAGCGTTTGTCTGTCGGTGTTTTGTTGATGAAATCTAATTCCTCAATAAGACCAAGGAATGACTCTCCTGTACGGAAGTCTTCAATACGGATAGTGTCTCCGTTGTTTTCAATGTTCTCAAGAGCCTGCATACGCTGCCAAGCAGAACCTTCGTATCCAACTTCTACTCCGAACTTATCTGACTCGTGGTCATAGCAGAATAGTGGGTACTGAATGAGTCGCTGGCGTGGAATTGCAGGTAGTGACTTGACTTGATAACCAGTAAACAAAGGACCAAGGGTTACATCACTTGTTGATGGAGTCATTACAAACTTGAAAGCTAGATACTCTTGTGGAGTATTGGGATATGGAACTCCACCTTCTGTTACATCTGAGCCTTCTGGGTAGTTACCAATAGTGTATTCAGTGCTGTCTGAAGTTACTGACTTGACCACAAGACCACCATTTGTGGCTACAAATCGTGGGAATATAAGTTTGAAAATCTTTGGTTCTAGTGTGTTATAGCGGATATAACCTGTCTCAAGATATCCCTGCCATACCAAGTCTCCATCGGACTCAATATAAACAGAGCCATTAGTTCCATTGTAATTGGTAGTAAACGCAAGTCTGTCGGTTCCATTCAAGAAAGCACAAGCAGTTGTAACACGACCAGTGATGCGGTCATTCACAGTCTCTGGGAAGTAGTAAGTATCCCAAGCATAAGGAAATACCAATGGAGCAATCTGGGTACCAAGGTCAACACGAGTGGTGCCAGGAGCACCATCCACGTTGGTAGCACACCAAACAAACTTGTCACGAGCAGCGAAGTCATAGACTGGTTGCTCTGATTCAAAGACTAGCGGTCCATAGGCTAGGGATCCGTCATCTGATACGGCTGCCACGCGAAGACCTTTGGATGTACCGATGAGCATATAACCAAGGTAGTAATAGATACGGAAGATAAGTTCTCCGCTTGGCATCTCTGCTGCTGTAATAGCAGATGTCAGAGTTGGCATAGCGCCAGCGCTAGACAGTGTGAACTTCTGGATATTGGACTGGCTACCAGAGTATCCAGTTACATAAATAGCAGCACCAGATGAAGTAATGCTGGTATAGGTAAAGTCATTTACTGGGTGGGTATAAACAGCAGTAGGCAGAGCCGATGCTGTAGTTGAGATTTCATATACGCCATTGTTGATACAGGCAACGATACGTTCTTTTGTAAACTCAAGGACTGCGTTAGTTACCACAACTGATGATGTTTTCCACATCAAAGTAGGAGAAACAGTGTCATCATCTGTCAATAGTTTTTTATACATAGCAGTTTTATCTACACCGCTATCATCAATAAGTGCTATCCAATAGGCGTATACGCCATCATCGCAGTATCCGTAGACTCGGTATGCCCCAACGCTGGCATAGTTCACGAAGTGAGTTACTGAACTTTCTACAGATCCTGTAGCGGCCTGAGATGTGACGTTAGAAGCAGTCTTGGCGTAGGTAAAAGTAGTTGTGCTAGGTACTGAAGCAACTGTGTATGTGCCATTGAATGTGGCATCTACACCAGTAACCACAATTTCCATACCTGTTGCTAGGCCGTGAGCAGCGCTAGTGGTCAATGTAGCCACGTTAGTTGTCAAGGCTTTATTAGTAATCGTGGCAGTAATGGTTGGGTAAATCTTGTCGATGTCATAACCATCAAGCATTAGACAGCCGTTGTAATTATTACCACTCTTAGTCCATTTGATAGATCGCAGGAACTGTCCTGGTCTGTTATTACCATTGATGGCAGTAGTTGTGACGTGGGTAGGAACTGAATCATAAATTAGCGTAGCCTGACCCTTAGTCCATACATCTACACCTTTGGATTCCTTGTACTGAAAGCGTAATGATTCATCTTGAGCAGGTTCAAAGTATTTGATGCCCTGACCTAGATGGAATGATGACTGGGATCTGAACCACCAGCCAGTGAGCGACTGTTCTCCAGCTTCACGGGTCTGGTCATACTGTTGTTTGCGGTACTGAGCAGTGACGCGGCGATACGGAGTATCGTCAGATGTGGCCAAGAAAAATGGCTGACCAGCGATAGCAATGTCATACGCCTCACCAGTAGATGAGAAGTTGATTGCTCCAACTGGGTTGGATAGTACATAGGGTAAACCCTCTGTGATGTCGTCGCCGTATGGGGCCAAGGACTTACTCCTTACTTAGAGAGTGCTGCGATTTCTTCTGCGGTTTTGCCAATAATTTCTAATTCGGCATCTTCTGGTCTCATAGTTTTTGTCAATACATATTTTTTCTGATACATATCGTAACCATAAACTCGTAAGTTTTCATTAGGTCGTGCTGCCATAATGTCTAATTCTTCTTGAGTGAAATCTCTTACAGACCAAAAACGAACATATTTGCCATCAACTAATTCTGGCTGATTTTCAATAATTGTTTGTTTAGCCTCATCATATACTGGCGGTTCCATTTCTTCAACAAGTTCAAAACAAGGTGGGCATACGAAAGTTTCACCAATTTCAGGATGTACAAGTCGTATGTCGCCCTCATAACGAGGATATTCACCTGTCTCTTTATTTATATATGCGCTCATCTATAGACTAACTTTCTGTTGAATTGCGTATGTCGGCGTAGTCGTACTTACTGTACCAATAGGAGTCCAACCAGCACGAGTCACACGAGCCTCAGTGTTAGTGGAGATTGTATAAGTAGGTGTAGTTTCAGTTAGTGTTCCAGCAGAAATAGTCAAAGTTCCTCCACGATAACTGTATGTTCCTGTAATAGAACCATCACAAGGGTATCTCAAAATATCTCTTGTGCTGCTACCATCATTTGTTGTAAATAAACTAGTTCCGTCTGTTAGTAAAGAAGAATAAATTGCAGTTCCATTGACACTCTGAACAAATTTTCTTTGCCATTGTAAAGTTCCTGAATTATTGTACTTCCATATCCAAAATGAACCAGATTCCCAACCAAGATGATAACTATTACCACTTGAATCCATACAACTTGAAGTTTGTGAATTGAGATTTGTGAATCCTGTAAGTTTCTTTTGCCAAGCAATATTACCTGTTCCGTTTTCTATAGCAATAGTACTTATTTCTGTTTGAGTTTGCGCAGTCGCTTGCGCTAACATTACATTGTAATGCGTATCTGCTGTGTAGTTAGCGCAAGAATAACTAGTTACTGTTCCAACTATATTTGCCTGAAGCGTAATTACACCAGCACTCGTAGTTTTGACATAAGTACCAACACTATTTTTACCGCCTACGGCAAAAATTGCTCCATTAGTATCAACAGAGCACGATAGTGCGGTACTAGCGTCAACACTATAAGAGTAGTACATAGTAGGTGAGCCGTTATTGAATCGTCCAATAGTAAAGTATTGTTGTCCTGCGGCATTTGACCAATATCCACATATACCGATTGCTTGACCGTTTGGCTGTTTTGCAGCCCAAACTATGTTACCACCTGCTGTGCTAGTAGCATTATTTTGTTGTGCTTGTATCCAACTTCCACCTGAAGGTACAGTGTAAGAAGCCATATAGTTACCCGAACTTTGTCTTGCAGCACCAAATAAATAATAGTATGGAGTTGGTGAAGCATTGTCGTAAATAAAACTATTAGCAATGAAGTTATTTCCAGTACCGCTTATATTGAATTGACTTTGCGATGTGATAGCACCAGTAGAATCCATTACAATGTATCCAGCGGCCAAATTACCTGTAACACTAAATCCAGTAGCATATCCACCAGAACCGCTAATGTAGCCACTTCTAATAGAAGCACTTCGTGCGTTTACATATTCAATATAATATAGCGAAGTAGGAGTTATGCTGTTGGAAGCAGAAGAAGCAGTAGAAGTTCCATTGGCATTTGTTGCTGTAACTGTAAATGTGTAAGCAGTTCCGTTGGTAAGACCTGATACTGTAATTGGACTTGTAGCACTTGAACCAGTAAGAGAACCTGGAGATGAAGTAGCAGTATAGGTGGATACTGTTTTACCACCTGTAGCGTTACCTGTAAATGTGACAGTAGCAGAGGCATTACCAGCAGTAGCAGTTCCAATAGTAGGTGCCTGTGGAACTGTGGTTGCGGTAATGGATCCAGATGTGGTCGCAGTTGACGTTCCGTTAGCATTTGTAGCAGTAACGCTAAATGTGTATGCCGTATTTGATGCCAGACCTGTAACAGTAAGTGGTGAAGAACCAGATGCTGTAAATGAACCTGGAGTTGATGTAGCAGTGTAAGAAGTAATAGCGCTTCCGCCAGTTGCCCCACCAGTGATGGTTACAGTTGCAGCGCCATTATTGTAGGCGCGAGCTGTTCCAACATCAGCCACAGAAACTGTAGGTGCATCAGGAACTGTTGTAGCCGTGATGCTGTTAGATGCGGCAGATGCAGTGCTAGTACCACGAGAGTTTGTAGCAGTGACTGTGAAAGTGTAAGCAGTATTAGACTGTAATCCAGTAACTGTGATTGGACTTGCTGCTCCAGTTCCAGTAAACCCACCAGGACTTGAAGTGACAGTATATCCAGTAATTGGTAGACCACCATCAAAAGTTGGCGCTGTAAAGGTAACTGTTGCTGCGCCATTGTTATACGCACGACCAGTTCCTACGTTTGTTGCAGTACCAATCGTTGGTGCGTTTGGTACCTCACGGCTAGATGAAGAAACGACTCCAAGGATTCTCATTAGGCTGCTATATCTCCTATTAGTAACCAAG